ATCATGCAACAATACGAAACCAGCGTCAGTTCCACTAGCATCTGTTCCATCTAAAATAATTTGATTGTTATTGTTAAAAGAACTTTCGTTAATGAGTCTTTCACCAGAGTTGGCTCTGACGGAATCTGTTCCGTCTAAAACCAAGAAGTCATAAGTCTCAACATTTTCAAAAGTTTCAAGTGATAAACTTTCACCTTCGTTTTCTACAGTTGTAAATGAAGTGACTTGTTCTGTTACAAATTTTACACCACTTCCATTAACATAACTATCTCCATCATTTGACCCTTCTGATATTATGAAAGAACCAGCATTTGTACTTGAACCATCAGTGCCATTCAGAACAAGTTGATCTACTGCAACTTCTGCCGTTCCATCTAATAATAATTTTCTACCAGCACCAGCTGTTGCGTCCTCTAGTAAAGTGTTGCCTTCTTCGATAACACCAGCATCAATAATAATAGAAGATAAGTGATCGTTATCACCAGAGTTTTGTTCTAGTTCAATACCTTCAGAATCACCTGTCTCCATAGTAATACGTTGAACATCTTCAAACGTGGTCTTGAGAAGTTTAGTAGTGGAGTCAAAACTTTTTATTGTTCCTGTAAATCCAGAAGTTGCAAGAGTTTGTGTTGCAGCAAACGTACCAGTTACGTCTTTCAAAAGAAAGTTTGCATTAAATCTTCCCTCTGGAGCTTCGGTATATTTGAATCCTTGTTTTGTAACATTGACACTATCAACAGCACCAATGTCATTTGTATCTGCAAGAAGAACTGCACTTGCACCATTCGTTGATGTAACGGCAACACTAGGTAATAGTGAGTATCCCTCTCCACCATCTTTCAAAAACACTCTGGCTATTTCACCAGTGGCCACTGTTCCAGATTCTAACGCAAAGGTATCACTATTAGTACCATATGTGTCAAGTGTAAATTTAATATCGGTTGCTGGTTCTACGATTATTTTTTCACCAGCATTTGCTCCACCAGAGGTAGTTCTATCTAAAAGTAAAACTCCAGTTTCATCCTCTAATCCTACATCAAACTCTATGACAGCACTTGTAGAACCAGCCTCTAAAATTAGATTATCGCCAGCATCACTACTAGAAGAGTCTGTACCATCAATTGAAAGTGAACCATCAACGACAGAGACAAAACCAGTTGCTGTTTTTGTAGAGGTTCCTGACTCTGTTGCTGTAAATGTAAGTACATCACCAACTCTATAGTTTGCACC